TACTGCATCAACCACATACTGCCAACGCTCTATGCGTTCCCATTCAATCACTTTAACTTCACCCCAGTATCTGTGTGAAGAAAGGTAACTTCTTTCATTACTTTAGATTTGTTAGCAAACTCAGTAGTAACAGGAAGCCACTTCTCTTCCCATACAATGTCAGTTAATTCATCTAAAGCGAAACGCCACACGCCATCAGGAGTTGAATTAATGTAATAAGGACGGAATCCCAAAGCAGAAGCAGTTGCTGTAAGAAAATCATATTTCTTCCTTTCAAGGAGCAAAGTATCGTAATGAGTGTTGCGGGACTTGAGTTCTATAAACATACCATACTGTTGTGTCGTACAATCAAAGCCATCAAACTCGTTAGGGGAGTGTTCAAGGTCAGGCATCTCTGTCTTAAGCCATAAGAACAACTCTGCTTCTTTCACGCCGTATCCCATTTACCTCTCAGTACAAGCAGAGCAATCACACCGTAGTTCGCTAAATCTTTAAATGAATCTTCCAGTGGTTCGTGCTCTGCTGTTAGTTCCTTATCAACTAGATTGTTGATACGGGCTGTCTTGTCGTGCATACGCACACGTAGTCCATTAAGTGGACCACCTGGGGATTGGGAAATATTTTTTGGACCGTAGTCTCTATGCTTAGAGATAAGTAAATCTCCAAGTTCACGCATTACTTCTCTGACATCTGACTCAAACTTAATAGCGGGACTGAGACCGTTAGGATGAGATTGGATTCCATCGTTACCATCTGTGTTATCTTGTATCCTTGGTTGACCAAGTGCTCTGTAATCTGCCATATCTCCTCACGCACCATCCTGTTCGTCATCTTTATTCTCCGATAATAGTATGTTTAGTTCCTCATCAAACCTTTGTAGCGCAGACTTAACTACCATATCTTCAATGAGTTCATCTACCAAATCATAACCATTCTCAGATGCGAATAGTGTAACATAAGTAGATTGAGTTATATGTCTGATTTGTTCTGGTCTGTCGGCGTGGCTAAAGAGGAACCGAAGCAGGGAACCAAGCATCAACTTATACCCATTGGGTAGTACTAGGTATGGGTCAAACTCTTCTTCATCTTCAAGGGTATGGTCTATCAATTGGAAAGAGTCTTCAAAATCCTCACCACATTCGTGGCAGTGGTTAATGATTTCTTCGTGCTCTTCATCCATTAATTCAAATCCATCTTCTGATGGAAGTATCCAGCACCTTCTTGCACGAACATAGAATTAACATCTTGTCCGTCTGGGAGTTGAATGATAGTAACTGGTAGTTCGCGGGCAAGCGACCTGGCGAATTCTGTTCCAGGTTGGTCTCCGTCAGCGAATACAAATACCCGCTCAAAGTCCGCCAACAATCGTGTGTAGTGCTTCTTCCAACTGTTCGCACCAGGGACTCCAACGCAGGGAATTCCAACGCAGCGAGAAATAGTAAGTGTGTCAATCTCTCCTTCGCATACTCCAATGTAATCACCAGCACGCTCCACATCTAATACGTTGTACATCTTTGTTTCAGCACCAGTCATACCCATATACTTAGGCTCAACTGCAGGATTAAGAGAACGGAATCGCAAGTCAACGACACCTGTCTTGGTAATGTATGGAATAGAAAGTCTGCCAACGAATGCTTCGTGTCCAACTTCAGGCTCCGCGACTACGCCTAATGATACCAGCCGTGCTACTTCCAGAGGAATGCCCCTGCTTTTTAGGTAATCTTCCGCCTGAAAGATGCTTCCCGCGTACTTGGTTGTTGCTTTGTCCAGTAATTCCTTCTGCGATGCGTTTTGCTTCACGGATATTTACTCCTTCACGCTGTGAGATAATTTGTAAACTGTTACCTTGCACTCCACAGGCGAAGCAGATGAATATGTTATCGTTGAGATTCGCACTTCCCGACTGGTGTGTGTCGGAATGGAAAGGGCACTTGAGATTAACTTGCCCGTGGTCTTGTCGTAAGTTTGCTCCATAGTGGAGAAGAACTTCTCTGATACTTGGTAGGTCGTTGTCAATCTTGTGCACCATCCTTCTCCTTTAACCACTGACTTAAGTCCTGAATGACCCAAGCCTTGTCAATCCCTGCGTTTCTTCTTTTAACAATAACATAATGCAATGGAACTTCTTTAATACCACGAGCACTGGCGTAATTAACAGCCTCAACTTCTGCTTCACGCCAGAACTCTGGTAAAGATAATGTACTTCTATTCTTTAATTCAAGGATGTAAGTCTTGCCAGCGATGACAACAACCATATCGCCTTCGTCTTTTGCACCAGCCTTAGTTAGACGTTCAGCCATAGCCCCCATCTTGCGAAGCCATTTCATTACATCAGTTTCAAACTGAGAACCTTTACGTCCGTTAGGGTTAGCCACTTATGATGCACTCTTATCCTTCTTTAGAATACGAACAGCCCACTCAAGACCATTATTAACACCGTCAGTCCAATCATCGGTAACAGGAATCTTAGACTCTTGAATGCGCTTAATATATTTTTCAATCTCCATCTTAAGTTCAAGCACAATAAGTTGACGGGCTTCTTGTAACGTGTCATCTTCTTCTTCTCTAATCACTTCATCCACCGTTCTCTGGTATGTCTGACATAAACATAAACTCAGGGTTAAATGATAGCCAACAAGTTAGATTAGCGTTGGCATCGGCACGACCATATCTATTCTTTACAGGAGCCACAGCCATTGAAGTACCAACGACACCAAGAGTGCAGATGAGAGCAGGAAGTTGTGCCACCTTACCTTGGAGGGCAGAACGAGGTTGGCAAGGATTGCCAAGGACTGCCTCAGAAGTATGATGCAGAATAATGATTCCAGCGTTAGTAGCACGAGCAAGGTATTTCAACTCCTTCATAATGGCACGCATAGATGCGAACTCTTCGCCACCATCAGTGGCTATGTCCATTAAATTATCAACAAAAATTGCTACAGGTGGACAACCCCATAGTTCTTCAAAGGCTTGAACTTCTTCATCTATATCTTGCAAGGTAGGTGAAGATTCAAATGACCATACGATGTGGCTACCCTTAGCAAGGATTGCCTTAGTCCAACCAGTATCTGTATCCATTAACTTCTCAACATCAGTTTGATTCTTACCACTAATCATTGATGCAAGACGCATAGCCATTGTGTGTGCGTTGGTATCTGCAGATATATACAAACTAGGCACCTTCATATTAAGGGCTAAAGCCAGTGCTAGAGTGGACTTTCCGACACCTGGAGTACCAGCAAGCATAGATACTTCTGCTCTACGAAATACTATTTTATTACTTTCAAATGCACGGAACACAGAGGGCAACGGTTCACCACCGATGTCTGCTCTTCCTACACTTCTTACTAAAGTTCTCATTACATCTCCTGTCTTAAGTTGGAAGAGAGGCAGTCACCTTCCCCTGAATAACTGCCCCTCTACCAATTCTTACATCAGCGTCTGTTGTATTAGTTCGCTGGCTTGCATTGGTCGGGTGTCCCCTGCGGTGTTGGGCAAGCCCAGAACGCGTAAGGTTTCCCTGTTGTCTTGCTTGTCCCCGAACGGAAGATTCGTGCTCCGTGATGACAAGTTGGAGTTGACATCCCTGCCACCCCAGCGGACGGAGGCTGAGTCTGGGCGGTTGAGTAAGTAGGAGCGGGCTGCGATTCTACTGTTGAACCAGTGGTCCCCAAAGGGGATGCGTTGTATGCACCAGCAATCAACTTCTGCGTGGCTGCAATTTGTGTAGAGAAATCAGCAATGCCTTCTAGCAATACTGATAACTCATCGGATGTATTAGCACGGATATTAATTAAGTCGCCAACAGGAGTCTTGATAGATACCTGTAACTTCCAATCTTCTATAGCCATTTATTTTCCTTTTGTGAATTGGCAATGCTCTGTGAGTCCACAGAAATTGCACGATTGTAGGTTCGGTAGAAATATACCAGCCTTGCGTGCTTTGTCAAAGCCATCAACAAAGTATTCAAGTGTGTCCTGTGTATATCTACTCAGGTCAATCATCTCTCCTGTCCCCGATTCACGAGACATCCAGTAGTTTCCTAGATTGACTTTCACTCCGAGCATCATCTCAACTCCTACTTTGTAGAAGCCAAGTTGAAGGTCGGATTGTGGTCGTGCTCGTGATGTCTTAAGGTCAACAATCACAAGTTGTCCATTAACCTCAAAAATTCTGTCAATAAACATCTTCACGGGTACGCCAGCAATAACAGGGTTAAGTTCTAATTCAATAGCCTTAGCCCCTTGAGGTGTTGTCCAGATTTTCCAATCAGGATTATTCTTGCGCCAAGAGATGTAGTTATCTACCCACTTGGAACCATTGTTATTCCACCAAACAGCATCTTCTTTGTTTGGATTTTCTTTTGTTGCTCGCCCAGCACGGCGTGCTGTATCAAGGTTAAGTCCTTCGGTTTCTTTTCTCCAGGCTATGTCCCAGTAATCTGCACCAACATTAGCACTACCCATTTTCTATGTCCCACATTTCTGCTGCGGAGTGAAATGCTCGTCCACCTGCGGACCAGATGCTTGGCTCTTCAGGTACCTTGAGTAATCTACCTAGGTAGTACTGATAACCACAGGTAAGGTAAGTTGTAAATGCTGAGTAGGATATGTGCTCTGGAAGTTCGTAAGAATCCAGTTTAATCATTATCTAAAACTTCTAGTAGGTAATCTACTTCTTCACGAATTGTTTTAACTTCTTCTGATAGTAACCAAATTGAATCGTAAAGAACTTCAATTGACTCTTCAAGTTTTCTATTGAACATACTCTTCCCCTGTCTAAGTTATTTTATATAGTCCTCCTGCGGAGGACAGGAGAGTACTCTAACACAGGAGAACTATATAAATCTATTGTAGTATATAATATATATATTATTATATACGGCGCTCCGCGCCTATATATATTATATATGTTATTATATAATTAATTATACACAGACAGGAACACTTAATGGAAAACGACACGCCGAACTACCCCAACTGGTTCGTTGGGCAGCAGTACAACTTTGAGAATCACCTACTCCACCTAGCAGGTCAACCTGACCTTAAGTTCCTGCAGATAGGTGTCTTCACTGGTGATGCCAGCATCTGGCTATGCGAGAACATCCTGACCGATAAAACTTCCTACCTCTACGATGTTGATACGTGGGCTGGGTCCGATGAGGTAGAACACGAGCCATTAAACTTTGATAAGGTCTTTGAGTTCTACGAAGAACGTATTGCTACATTGAAATCAACGGTGCGCTTGCGTATGACCAGCGATGAATACTTTGCTGGTAACAATACAATCAGGTTTGACTTCATCTACATTGATGGAGACCACACATCCCATCAGGTAGCCAAGGATGCAGACAACGCTTGGAAACTACTGAAGTCTGGTGGCATTATGGCTTTTGATGACTACCTATGGGGTAAAGACTTGCAACCTGAACTTACACCTAAGCCAGCCATTGATAGATTCCTTGCCAAATATACTGGCGAGTACGAATTACTGTCAGAAGATTACCAGTTATGGCTTAAGAAGAAATGACAAAAAGACCCCCAAGAAGTAGATTGCTCTACCACTCAGGGGTCTTCGTGTCTTAAAACCGCCTTAGAAGGCGTATAATCGGTACTCTAGGTTACTTACTTCCTCGTCCGAACTCAGGGCTGTTGGTGTCAAGAGCCTTAAGGACTGGACCAGCAACTGCTGCTAGGAATGCAGAAGCCAAAGCCTTTGGGCTTGTCTCTCCTGCAAGGTATAGTGCTGTCACTGCTGCGAATGCTGCACGGAAGTATGTGCTAGCGATTGCGATTGCTTTTGCCTTC